CAACTGGTATTGCGGGAACCAACGTTAAAAAAATATGGACTGGATATGTAACAAATACTTCATGGGGGAATACATTAAGTGGAACATGGGATTATATAATGCCACCAGCACCAACAACAACGGGTGTAACAATACACGAATCCGCCGTGGTACTTTCTTATACAGACATGTCATAATTATTAAATAAAAATAATAAAATCTGTGCAATTAATATAATAAAAATAATATAATTTATAAATAATGAGGTAAACCATGAAAATATGTGTATATACAATATGTAAAAACGAATTACAATTTATTGAACGATATTTAGAACATTTGAAAGATGCTGATTTAATACATATTTCTGATACTGGATCAACGGATGGCACATGGGAAAAATTGATTTCATTATTACCACAATATACAAATTTAGTAGTTGATCAGATATCAGTAACACCGTGGCGATTTGATGTTGCTAGAAATCAACAATTGGATAAAATTTATGAAATGAATGAAAATGAAAAAAATGATTGGATGTATTTTCAGGTTGATATTGATGAATATCCTAGTATTGGTTGGTATTCCGATATACAAAATGCTATTTTGCAATATCCGTATATAAATAGAGCAACATATCGGTATTGTTTTAATTATTTTGATAATGGAACAGAAAATATAGTATTCAATGCGGATAAAATACATAATTATAATTATAAATGGATAAATGCAGTACATGAAGTATTAGTAAATACAAGTAAATGCATAGAGTCTAGTATTCACATATCTGGATTTACATTAGAACATCATTCAATATATAAAGAACGAAGAAAAACATATTTAGAATTATTAAAATTTAGTGTAGATGAAGATCCTAATAATGATAGAAATTTACATTATTATGGTCGAGAATTAGTATATACGGGTCAATATGAAGAGGCAATAAAATATTTGAAACAACACTTAACTATAGGCACATGGAACCAAGAATTAGCATCATCATGTCGATATATATCAGAATCGTATATAAATTTAAATAATTATGAACAAGCTGAAAACTATTATAAAAAAGGAATAGAATATTCAAAGGATACACGAGAACCATATTATTGGTATTGTAAATTTTTATATGAACATGAAAAGTGGTTATCATTAATAAAATATGCTAATATAGCAATACAATTAATAAATAACAATGATTCATATATACATCAAAATGAAGCATATGGTCCATTTTTTTATGATAAACTATGCTTGGCATATTTTTATGGAGAAAACAACAGATATAAGGCACTGGAGTCTGCATATTGTGCATTAGGTATAGCACATATTACAAATGATTCTGAAATAAAGCGGTATGAAAATAATGTCAAATGTTGCTTATAAATATTATGTAATAGCATCAATGACAAGTTGGAAAAAAAGAATAACAAATGTACCGAAAGTCATTGAATCTATATTTTCCGGTGAAATAGTTCCTAATGAATTAATAGTTAATTTAAGTGAAGAGGAATTTCCAAATAAGGAATCAGATTTACCAAAGGAATTATTAAATATACAGTATCCAGTTACAATAAACTGGATATATAAAAATACATATGCATTTAAGAAATTAATACCAACGTTGCAAAAATATTGGAAATATAAGGATAGATATATCTGGTGTATAGATGATGATTTTATATATAATACAGATTGTTTATTAATATTGTTGAAAAATCTAGAAAAATATTCAGAAAATTCTATGATTTCAGCCAAGTGGGATAGTGGGGCATGTCGCCTATTTAGGATAGGAGATTTTGATGAATTTATATATACTGGATTAAATGATGCTATTATAAATAATAGAATTGATGATTGTTGGTATTCAGAAAATTTATATGCTAAAGGTATAAAACAATATTCGTGTTATGAATATTTAAATAATTCATATGGAACTCCAATAAATTCGGTATTTCCTATGAGTGATTATTATGGTTCAAAAATAGAATTTGCTCATAAATTAGTACATGATATTGTTACCTCACATTATAAATATAATAAAGTAAAAACACAAGTTATAACTTTTGGTTATAATAATAACATAGTTACTGAACATTTAATTAAATCATTATTAAAATTGGGATATGATTTACAAAAAGATTTAAATTTTACAATAGCTGATAATTCAAATATAGACGATGGTGATATTTATATTGCAAAAAAATATAATGTAAATTATATAGATGGGAGAAATAATAGATTAAATTTTCCTATTGATAATACAAATACATGGGGTTCAACCTCACATCAAAATATGATACAATATTGTTTAGATAATATATCAGATGATATTGATTATGTTATATTAATGGATTGTGATATATATGTAAAACAACGATTTGATGATATAATTGAAAATATGTATAATAATAAATATATAACATCTGGGGTGTTATTACAAGATACTTGGGAAGAACGAATACACCCATGTTTTCAAATTCTTGATATTAAACAAATGAAGAATAAAAATATAAAATATGCAGGTAAACTGGAATTTGGAAAATGTGATACAGGTAGTGAATTTTATTCTAAAGTTAAAGATAATGTATTATTACTTACAGATAATCCAGTTAAAACACAAGATATAAATTGTGAGTATTTTATCCATTATAGTGGATTAACACATGGATATAATAATGCTGCTTTTAATTATAATGAAAGTTATCTTAATGATACTAATTACAATGATTTAACATTAATTACATTTAATTATAATACACCAGAATTAGTACAAGTGATGTTAAAGTCATTTTTTAAACAAAACAGTACATTTTCGGGTAATATTATAATATTTGATAATTCAGATATAAGTAAATTTACTAGTGATATGTATAATTATGATAAATTATATATAATAGATAATACAAATCAACATTATGTTAATTATTCTATATTAGATAAATATAAAAAACATTCAGATAAATTATCAAATTATGGATCAGCTAAACATTCTATGTGTATTGATTATGTATTTAGGTATCATGTAAAAAGTGAATATATGCTTATTGTTGATTCTGATATTATATTTAAGAAAAGTATATACGAAATGTATAATAAAGTAAAAAAAGATTCATATATTGTAGGCGAGTGTGGTAAATATTTAAATAAAGATAATACGATAAATTTAGATAATATAGATCATACAATTAGATTATTTCCTGTAATGTTTATGATAGATACTTACATATTTGCACAGAAGCCAACATTAAAATATTTTGATCCAAATAGAATGGTGTGTTTAAATGATAATTTTAATTATTATGATACCGGCGTATCTTTTTATGAAGATTTGATAAAAGAAAATATATATGTATCACAAATAAAAATAAATGATTATGTAAATCATTTATGTGGTGGATCATATTATAATAAAAAAGCAATTAATACATTTATTCAAAACAATATACAATATATTAATTAAAAGAATCGAAAGAATTTTCAATACCAGCATTAGCGTTTAATTCATCTTCTCGTTTTTCTTCTTCTCTTTTGAAAACGCCCGCATATTGGTCAATGGAAGTACAACTACTTAATAAATCTTCATTTAATTCGGTAAATTTTATATATTTTGATACTTTTTTTAAATCTTTTAATTTTTGTTGGCAAGCACGGGTGGCAATATATCCAATATAATAATATGGATCTTTGTTTTTACTTTTTTCATTTAATTTATCTAAGTTAAAATTATGACAATATTTTAATGCCAAGTACGTAGCTCTACCGAACATTTCTTCTCTCCAATCTTCCGTATATGATCTCCAACGTTGAGATCCTAGTGTTTTTTTAATTATAATATCAATACAAATAGCCAAGTCTTCTGATACTGGATAACCTTTTCCAAAGTTTTCTTGATCTGCTTTATGTTGCATTAATAATTTTGTTAGATATACTTTATCTATTTTTCCATATTTCATAGAACTTAACGTTTGTTGATTATTTTTATTAAATTCTGCTGGTATATTTTCTTTGTTTATCATAAGTATCCTTTGTATGTATATAAAATTATATTATTTTAACCCTTTATATAAACTTAAATTATTAGGTATGAGGTATATATGCCATTAAATTCTGGGAATCCGTTAAATTATTATAATTCTGTATCAAGTTTTGATACACATCCAGACTATAGACATGATTTTTTTAATGAAATACAACGTGTAGTTCGTGGTGTTAGCGATATTAATAGTGGTAAAGCGGATGATTTTTTGGATAGGGCACATACACAAAATTATTGGAATACTGAAGAAAAATTAGCGGAGATGCAAGAAAAATTTATTGAAGAAGATCCAATAAATAATACACCAGGTAGAGGTAATAAAAATTATCGTCGAATGGAATATGATATTGAAAAAAATCCAAATGGTAAAGGTGCTTATGAAGATAGAGAAGAAGCAAATAATAAACCAACATGGACACCATCAGAATTAATAAAATTAATGAATAATCATAAATTTTATATGTGTACAACAGCATCCGCATTTGGTAATGCACCAATAACTCAACAAGATTATCAAGATCAAATTAAATTGCGATAAGTTGTAAATAATATAATAAATAATATAATTTAATAAATAGTATATTATATACTATTAAAAGAAGGTTATTATATGTGGAAAGAACAAACCGGTAAAATTATAGATACTGAAATATCAGGAACTGGTACCATATCTGATTATTGGAAATATTTTAGAAATGAATTACAAAAATCTGAGATGGTTGTTCCTATAAAAATACAATATTATATTGATAAATTAGCTGATAATAAAGCGATTGTTACAGATAAATAAAAATATTATTTATTGTAAAAATATAATTAATTATGTATATTATAATTAAACATTTTTAATTAGGAAAAAATATGGCACATAATAATAAAACCGGTACCTCACCAGATTTTGACGGATTTCGTAATGAACTCGTTGAATTAAGTAAAAAATATAAATTGTGGTTGTGGTCCAGAGACGGAATACGGCTGGAAAAAGAATCTATTGCGTGTAAAGAAGAAAAGAAAAAACCAACCGCATATGTTTTAGTAGATAGCGATGCACCAAAAGAAGTTAAATATATAAATTATGTATAATTTTATTTTGTAATAAAATAGTTTAATGCACTATCAAGTTGTTCTATAGCATCATTATCAACAGCATTATCAAAAAAGTCTTTAATATCTTTAACATCTTTTCCTAATGATTCAGCTAATTGAATTAATCCTATAGTTGCTGATTTTTTATTATCTAAATTATCAATTTTTATTATTTCACTGGCAATATTAGATAATGTATCATCATCAGACAAGTTATCTGTTTTTTTCATATTTTCAAATGTTGCTTTTGCTACATCCAATGGATTGGAACTATTCGTATTTGGGGTTTCAATTCCATATGATTCCATAATAATAGAAAATCCTTTAATAAGACCTTCTATAATAGGTTCATTTGCTTTTGTTTTTAGTAAATGTAAGCTTTGAATATATAATTCTGTATTGTTCATAAAAATCCTTTTATATTAAGTTTATATTAATTAATAATTTCACCATTGACCCAGTAAAGATGGACATGCATAATAACTTGGATCATTGGTTATATCATTAACACATGAGGCGACTTCTTCTGGTTTAAATAACACGTCTTTTTTAAGTGTATTAACAGTATTTGATACATCAAATACCCACGCATTACTAGTATCATCAGTAGTACCATTTTCAATCATATTTCCCATTAAGTTATTAATAAATTTTTCTTGTTCTGGATGATTTAATACATCAGAGCTTACATTAGTAGAATTATCAACTGAATTATTAAGATATAATTTCCACCAGTATTTTCTCCATTTATATTGGAAATCTGGTAAATTATCTTGAACTTTTGTTACTTTAAATAATACATTATCAAATTCCATTTTACACATATCACCAGCTTTTGGAAATATTTGATCTGCGGTATAACCATGATAAACAAATTTTTCATATCCTCGTTGGTACCAAACAGGATTATGTTCGTTTTCACTACATGCTGGTTTAATTCCATCGCGTTTTAATGATGCATAATTATATTCTAAAAATAATCCCATATGTACAAACACTTCATATTGGGTAGTATATTGTATACCAAATCTAGCATATAATTCATCTTGTGGTGAAAATGTTACTAATGCAACTAAATCAAAAAAACGATCTATACTTCTATTATTATCTTCTTTGAATAGTGGATCACTTGATGTATTATATGTGGTTGTATAATATTTAAAAAATGTACCTTGTCTCATAACAAATGCGCGGGTTTTTCTATTATATAATTCTTGATCATGAAATGCATTTTGTCGTCTGTAATAAAACGGTATACCATATGTATCTTCATGTGACCAATCAGAATTATTAATTTGGTCTTTTTCTGTTCTTTCAATATGGGTTTCTATTTTATCATTCCAAAAAGTTGGCGAAACATTTGCATATATACTAAAATTTGGTACTAATGTTGAAATTGACCGACAATTTGCTGATATAGGTAATGTAAATGTAATAGTTGCCATAATAGTAGTTTATATACATATACTTATCATACTAAAATAATATAATTATTAAATACACAGTTTATTGCAATAATATAAACTATTGATAAAGTATTGGAAATAATATGGCAACAACAACCACTAGAAAATATACAAACATTTCATTTGATGATATACGTGATCAATTAATATCTATTTTAAAAGCTAAGGGTGGTTCAAAAGCTGATTTTGGTGAGAGTTCATATGGTAGAACATTAATAGAATTGTTTGCTGGTTATGCTGATTTGAATGCTTTTTATGCAGAATCATCCTTTGAAAATGCGTTTCTTGAAAGTGCATATTCAAAACCATCTGTATATTCAGGTGCTAGAATGCTTGGCTATAGTATTAGGAGACCAATACCAGCAAAAGCTAGTTTTGGAATACAAACAAAAAAAACCGGAATATATAATACAATACGAGTACATATACCATTAGGAACACAATTTTCTATATCAGGAACCACATTAACTGCACTAGATGATATAGAATTTTCATATTCTAAAAATGATGATGTTGATTTAACTGGGTTAATGTCATTAACATCAGGTAGAGCTATATTAGCAGAAGGGTCATTTAAAACAACAACGCTAATGAGTAATGGAAAGCAAAATCAATCGTTTATAATATCTGATACCAATTTTAGTGATTATTTTGGTGATAATGATCCAAATGCTACAGATGATACATCATTTACACAAAGAAAAAATAGATTTACAACAGTATCTTCTGATGCTTCTCTAATGGATAATTTTGATCCATCTGATGCTATAGATGATAGGATATATTGGCGTATAGATAGACGTGGTTTAATTGATCCATCATTAGAAAATACTATTAATGATATTGATGAATTTATAGATGGGCAAAGTAATTATACAATTAATTATTCAGTAAAAATAATAACAGCAAATGATGAAACTGTTATGTTAAAATTTGGAGATGGATTAAAATCTGCGATACCATATGGAGAAATAACCGTAAAATATTTTTCAACTAATGGTGAATCTGGTAATTTATTAAATATATCAGGAACAACAATTAGTCCCTCTGGTACTAATATAATTATTACACAAGAAGATGGAACTGAAAGTGATATTACATTAAATGATTTAAATATTGCAGTAACAACTGATATACGCGGTGGATTAAATATTGAAACTTTTGATTCTATAAAAAACAACGCATCATCAATATATAATACATTAGAACATTTAATAAATAGATTAAGTTATAAGATTTTTTTACGACGTTATAGTGATGTTAAATATGCTAATGCTTTTGGTGAAGATATATTAAATACAAAATTAGCAAACGGTTCTATTAATGTAAAATATATGAATCAAATTCGGTTTACGGCGTTAAAAGATTTATATAGAGAAAAAAATGGATCATATTATCCAACATCATCTGATGAATACTTTTTGGATGGTTTTAAAGTTAATGGCTTAATGTATATGTGGCAATATGATTATGAAAATGTGCCTAGTAATGATGAAACTATAAAATTTGCTAAAGCAATAAATAATGTGTACTCAACATGTTTAGAGTCTATAAATAACGGAAGCGGACCGTTTTCTACTGAATCAGATTTACAGACATTTTTTTCTACATATATGAACCCATATTTAAATGCATATACAATGCCTATGGATAATACAGTATTTGCCGCGCATTTAACACCTTATGATTTTGTTGAATCTGGATCAGAGATTGATACTATAATGAGAACATTAAATCGTAGAGGTATGATAACAACGGGTGCAGGTTATCATATGTTTGCTTATCCTATTGTACACAATTTTAAAATATTAATAGATTTGATATTATATAAAGGGCATACATTTACTGATATAAAGGAAAAAATACAAAATTCGTTGTATAAATATTTAAAAGAACATACCGAATTTGCTACTCCTATATATGCATCAAAAATGAACGCATTAATACATGAATTTTTAGAAGTAGCTGGAGTCAATATTTCTTTTTCTGTTGTTGATAATGGATATGGTGATTTAGATTTAAATGATTTAACATGGTTGGGTGATAATACATCCGAATTTATTACACCAGGTTCAATATCCCTAGATGGCTTTGATATAAATCTATCATATACATATGTGTATAATTCAAATACAAAAAGTTATTTAACTGATTCTGTAATATCAACATATACAATCGACGGTCAAGAAAATTTATCAACTATTATATCAAATTATTATAATGGAATTAGTAGTGATAATAATGGATTACGTGTTATTAATATTGCAAATAAAAGGAAAAACGGAACATTGACAGAAAATGATATTGATGATTTTGTTGCTTTTATTTGGCATTCAATAATGCAATGTGTATATGAACCAATATATAATGAATATACGGCTTCAGTTTCTGCTGGAAAAAATGATACTGCTGTTAAAAGTTATGCATTATTAACAGCAATAAAAGGATGGTCTAGTGATGGCGAATCATTACAATTTGTTGATACTGATAGTATTACTACCTTAGTTGAGTATAATGGTACTGCATTTTTTGATTATATTAGATATGGGTTAGAATATATTAAATTAGTAAGAAATATATTAGGATATGATGTTGCGAAGCAGTTAATCGATTCAAATGGTAATATAAGTAAATATAGTAATGAAAATGAAATCGTCCAATTTACGGTATCGCCAGAAAATATAACATTAACAGTATCGCCAGAAACCGTATTGATACAGGATTAAATATGAACCCTATTTTACATAATGATGGTGGTCAATTTCGATATTCAGATTTCGTTGGATATATTCCAGATTTTTTAAAAAGCGAAGATGATGTTGTTGAATTGTTACAAATAATGTCTGATTATTTAAATAATGCGTATAGAAATATAGAAACTGTAGAAAAATTTGAGTTTCTTTTTGTTTCAATTGAATCCAATTTAATAAAAACAAAGTCAACGGTTCAAAAAATAATAGATATGTTTAAATATTCATCTTCTAGATCACAAAACATTTTATTATTATCATTGCCGAGAAATAATGCTATTAGTAATACGGTTGGTAAATATTATGGTATTGTAAAATGCAGTGGTTCATATAGTGATACATTACCATTAAAATTAGCAGAAGATCAAATATCAGCATCATATTTAACAAACGGTAATATAGTATATGTAAAATTTTCGATTGGTGATGTGCTGGAATATCCATATAAAATAGATACAAATCAAAATTTGTTAATAGCTGATGATATGGCAACATCACAAGATCCATTTACCAATAGTATTAATATAGTAACCCCATCTGAAAATAATGATTCATTATCTCCTAGAATAGTTAGTTTTTATGCTGATGATATTTCGGATATTGGTGTTAGACAAGTTTCTAATGTTGATGGTATTATTTTTTATAATGTGTATTTTTCTGCAAAAATAACAAATGTAGAAAGCATAGCATCCACGCAATTAATATCGAGAGATTTAGATGGATTTAAAGTGGATAATTCATATACTAATGAAACTATATATTTAGATTATTATGGATTTAATTATTCAAAAACACAAAAAGAAACATGTGATTCTGATCTATATACATATATAAGATTTTCTGATACAAATGGGTTTGATTGGATTGATAATTATCCATGTGGTATATTTTATTTTAGAGAAGCAAGTAAAACAGGATCAATAACAGCTAGTAGTATTAATTATTCAGAAATAGATCCTATATATGATTCTTCATGTTCTCGTTGGAATGTTAAACATATATATAAAGCATATGGGGTAATAGTTAAATTTACTTTATCATCTACATGTACATTAACAGAAGGTGATACTTTTTATTTTATATCAAAAAATGAAATATATTCTACTTTATTTAATGAATATACTATTATTTCTGTACTTGATGATACTGTAACCGCAACGTGTACAGATACAAATATATATAGTTATGAAATAAACTCCGATGTTTTGAATTCTATATTGTATACTGTTCCTTTATATTATTCAAAGTCTAATGCAGATTTATCAAAGATTACGGCAAAGGTTCAGTGGAATAATATGTATAATGCAAATACTGTTAAAACCAATGATGTGTTTTATTGCTGTAATACTATAAATAATGAACGATTAATTACTATTGATGCATCTAGTATAAAAACAAACACACTTAATATTTTTATACCTATATCATCAGGATTAATAAATGGTGATTTGATTTATATTGAAACAACATATGAAAACCAAATTTTACCAATTATTAATCAAAAACCAAGTAAAATAGAATATAGAAAACGTGCTAATGGTTATTATTATGAAGAAAATGGGTGTTATTTAGCAAAATTAATTAATTTGTCTACTGATGATATAAACAACAATTTTTCATCGTCATGTGGTGCATATAATATTGTAAAAATAAACTCGGGTGTGGTATATATTAATCAAGATATATTATCAGGAACAGAAACCACGGGGTTTTCCCAATTAAAGGGACATTTTATTAATATACCTGTTATAGGGGATTTAATTTATTTTGAAGGATTAAATTGTAATATTAATACCACAGATAATAGAATATGTTCTTCGGTTGTTCCTAATGATAGTATTGATAAATGTTATCTAATAGAAACGGTTACATATATTGATTCTACTGATGAATATATTATAACATGTAAAGATACTGTTTTTAATTTACCCGTTGATATTAATAATAATATAATAGATTATGGTGGTTATTTTTCAATATGTTTTTTTGAAAAAACAGGATCAACCTTTTGTGTTGGTAATATATTAAATAATCCATCAGAAACTACGGGTTATGTATCATGTTCGACTTATAGCGGAGATATTTTTTCTCCAAAATATCATGTTAGATTTAATGGTGATGATTTTCCTCTTGTATTAACTAATTATTTTTCTGATATAACAAATCAATATTATGTATATTCTTATAAAAATGACTCTACTGTAATATATAATAAAGGTGATTTTGTTTCATATGGAAAATATGTATATATTGTAAAAAATAATATTACTGTTGATAATAATAGCATTACACCATTGACATCACCCTATTTTACTAAATATATGTATCCATATTCATATTTATCATATATATCTAAATATAATGAATTTATGTTTGGTAAATATTCAATGCAATCTTTAAATTATTCTGATACGCCAGATTATACAATAGGTTATGATAGTTTAAAAAATACCTTATTTATAAAAAAACTTGAAGATTTAGAACTTAAATTTGGATGGAAACAACATCAATATCTTGATTACAAAAGTGATATGAATGTGGAAAATATGAATAGAAGCGGGTATTGTGAAATATATTCAAATGGACAAGATAATGATATTGTTATAAATGATATATCTGAATTTAGTGTTGCTACTATTAATTATCCAATAATTACACGTGGATATGCTATATATAATACATTAAAAGCGGATTCTATACTATCTATTCGTGCCACATTAACTGATTCCAGTACAAATACATATACAATAACTGTAGTATGTAATCAACCACATCAATTTGTTGAAGGTTGTAAAGTTAGAATATCAGGTGTTACAGTATCTGATTCCTATACATCTGATATTAATATGTTTAATACATCATATAATGGAAACTATGCCTTTGATACGGTATCTATTGTGAATTCTACTACATTTACATATAACAGAATAGTATCTGGTGGTTATGCTGCAATTTCAATGCAACGTATATGTATAACAACTAATGCTAATATTGTATATACTAGGTCAATATATTCAGATATATCTAGTGTTGTTTCATATAGTGATAATAATTTGTGTTTACAAACATATTATGAACATGGATATAAAATAGGTGATATCATACATTTTGAAAATTTACCATTTAGTGGATTGGATGATTCGTACACTGTTACTAATATAACAAATAATACATTTACAATACATGCTGCTAATTTAATACAAACATCTACTGAAATAACAGGATATTCTATATATGACATAAGTATTAATAATATAGTATACATTAGTTCAAATGCAACCGGTTTAATTAGTGGATATTATAAAATATCAGAAAACGATTGGTCTTTAATTGATAATACAAAATTAGAAGTACCGTTTTATATTTTTGCAAAACAAAATATATTTGATATTACTACAACAAACCCAACATATGCCGTCGGTGATGAAATTAATATAAATAAAATTACATATGATAATAGCAAAACAGTAACTGTATTATTAAATAGTAATCATGATTATAATGAAAACACATATATTACCATATCTAATGTGTATCCGCGTGAATTTAATGGTAAATTTAAAATAAATAATATAATAAATTCTAAATCATTTACATATGCAGTAAAACCAAATAGTATATCTAGTACATATGGATCGCATGTTGATGGATATGATATGGTTTGTTATTCTGAAAAATGGCATAAATATACAATTAATTCAATTGAATGGAATAAAGTTAGTAATTATTCTACAATGAATCATGGCATAGATGTTATATATACCCAATACGTTGGTAATAGTACAGATACTACTAGTTCATGGTTAAGACTATTTTTAAAATCCGTACATTCATTTAATATTAATGATGTGGTTGTGTTTGAAAAAATAGTAGATGATATAACAACCTATGCAACATATATAGTAGAAAATATTATATCTAATAATATAATTGATGTTATTGATATTTCTGGAACTGTACAAACAGAAAAAGTATCTGTTTTTGGATATGTATATAAAGGCGTATATATAAATAATACTAATACAAACCAATATATAGATAATGTATCTATTATTTATGGAGAATATTCAAAATATTTATCTTGTATAAGTGCAACATATAATTTTTCTGATGGTGATTTAGTTATATTAAATGATCAAATATTACCACGAACACTTGGTATGTATAGAGTTAAAAAAGACGCATCGTGGATACCTATTTCCAAAAAATTAGTATTAAAAGCTAATAATGTGTCGATTGATTTACGTTTAAATCCTAATTATAATGATGTTGATACCGATACTATTAAATATAAATATGTTACATATAGTGATATCGATGTTAGTAATTTTATTGATACAAATAACGACTCGTTATATATTTATAAAGTTGATGCTCCATATATTAGAAATTTTAATTTTTCTAAACCATATGTAGAATATATAGATACTACAAAAAATGGTAATTTAGATTATAATAGTAAATATGATTATAACAGTGTTGTTCCAAGAAATGATATGAGTTCTGATTTTACTGGTATTCCTGATATGAAATATCCTCTTATTGAAAAAATAGAAAGATTAGCATATTTACGCGATCCTTCTGTTATTGATATTGATTTAATAGGATATTTAGCAAGATTCATGGGTTATGATATTACTGCTGTTAAGCAAGATATTGAAAATAGTTTAGTGTATAATAATGAAAACGAAAAACAATTAGCTATTAGAGAAACTATTGAAAATTTATCCCAATATTATGAATTAAGTGGTACTATGCCAGGATTAAATATGTTATTATCTACCTTTGGTATTGTTGCAGATATAATAACATTATGGACAAAAACAACAAACCCATACAATGAATTAATTGAAGAAGATGATGTTATATCACGAGAACAATATGATATTAATAATGGAAAAATAGGAAATTGGGTTCCAACATCTCATATTAAAGTGAAAATTCCAATTGAGGGTAATTTTGATAATTTATTGGTTGATACAACTGATATCAAAAATATAAAAAAACAAATTAGAGTATTTAAACCAATAAATGTTGTTTTTGATGGATTGTATACATATTTAAAAACAACATTAACTTGTGATATTGGTTTAACTGCAAATAATGCTAAAAGTTATATGTATTTTTCTGTTGGTTATGATAATAATTCATATACGAGTGATGGCACAACATATGATCGAGATTATACTATAGATTATGAATATGATGATAATATTGATAATAATGTTTTTTAATAATTAGAAGAACCCTATAAACTATGTTTGTAGTATAAAGGATATTTTATGGCAGTAAGAACAACGTTAACAAATCGTGGAATGGAATTATTAGCACAGAGTTCTCATGCTACTGGTCAACAATATTGGATTGGTTATTATTCATTGGCATATGTGCCTTCTACATGGAAATCAGATGGTAATTCAGTTGATGAACCTCTTATTTCTACAAATATGGATAAATTAACAGAAAATGGCGATATATTATATAATATATTTCAGGGCGATTTATGCGGAACAGGATATGCGGGAGAAAGTGATGGATCATCCGGTGGTGATTTATTCGGATTAACACTATATGAACATAATATTCAAAAAAATTATAGATATGTAATTAGTGAAGATGGCAGAAACAATTTAGTATCATGGGAAAATGTAACTGAAAGTAGTGTTAAAAAACTAAAGGGCGCGGTTGTATATAGAGGATCTATTGTAGATGGTGATACAAATGATAAATCATATATTCCTTTACCAGCACCATTATATTATATAGGGCCTGTTACTGAATCTGATGATTATTTTAATAATGATCCTTCTATATATTACCCACAATATTATTCTGACCAAGGATTAAATTTAGCTGATAGTACTACTGAAGAACAAGTAATAAGAATTTCTACCGATGTTCGCGGATACAATGCAATGAAAACATATGCATCTACACCTTCTACACATAGTACTAATTTTTTAGAAAATACATATGTGTTAAACGAATGTGGTTGGTATTCTGCTGATTTAACATGTAAAGAAAACTCTGATGTTGAGTTTGAAGAAATATTTAACCAATATTGCGATGAATTTTGGAAATTACAAACAATATCTAATTATAATAGATATCATGCACCAATAAACGCAAATGGCTTAACGGTTGATTGTGATTGTGCTTGTCGAAATATGGCAAAAGTAACAAAATATTTTCCAATTTCTAATTATGATGTTTTAACAAAAACAACCTCGGGTACTAATGAATATGCCACTTCAATACGTTTAACAATAGATGTTTCTATACCAGCAAAAAAATTAACCGAATCAGAAACAGAAAATTATTTTGATATTGATTATGTATCAACAAATAGAATTTCTGGGTATAATGATCAAAGTGGAAATGATTTATTTTCATCAAAAAATGTTTCATTTAAATTTAATAGAATTGGTATATATGCGGTTCCTATGACAACAACGGCATATAAAGTTCCATATTCAACAAAATGTGATGAAACTAGATTACAATTTCAAGTTGATACGGAGGCCGAACCCGTTTTATTTGCTATTATAGATTGGGATAATGTACAAACGCTATCAGATGAAAGTGATGGTTCTACGGAATTTTCAACACAAATTGAATTAAATTTACGTTCTGCATCAGACGATTCTTCTATTATACGCGACTGTGCAATATTTTATAATTTATACGAAGACGATGCAATAACATGGTATAAAAACCAATTAATTGCTAATGCCAGTATTTGTGAAAGTGTAACAAATTTAGGAATAGAATTAGGATATTTTAAAAATAATGTTATCATAAATTCATCTCCATGTTGTTCACAGGGTAGTTCTGATTTAAATTCAGAAAAAAATACTAATAGGAATTATTTAATAAATTTAGAAGATGCTATAAAAGTAAATGAATATGGTGTGAAAGGAAGGGCAACTTCAAAAGAAGGTGCAATAATATCATTACCATATGATCCAGCGTATGATTATAGTTTTATTGAAACAACTGAATATGATGGTGTTATATGTGATTCCTTAGTATGGCTTAATAAATATTATGCAGATAATGGTATATCGGTTCAAGGTACATATGGTGAATATTATGATATATCAACTATTTCAATACCTACTGGTTGGAGAATACCAACTATACAAGATGTTGAAAAATTAAAAATATATATAAAATCAAAATATAGTAATGCTGATACTATTGGATATGCATATTATATAAAAAGTATTAATAATTGGAATAATAATGCTCAAGGTAATGCTTCTGTATTATCTCTTCAACCAAATGGTGCATATGGTAGTATTAGTGATGGATCACATGGCGCGTTTGATTTGCATCAAGCTGTTTATATTTTATTAAATGATTCTACTTATACATGCGTTAAATTATCATCTAACAATAATGATATTGTATATTCAACAGAATCTGATATAACTTCGATTTATAGTGATATTAAATATACGGTATTATTAGTTAGAGATTCCGTTGTAATTGATGATTTTAATACAAAGTATTATGTGGGTTATGGTTCATATGTATATGGATACAACACATCATCCGCTGGTATATATACATCCGTTTCAGGAAATAATTCACATTTATCTAATACTTCCATGTTTAGTGAAATAATGAGTTCATTAAATACATACTTATATGGAAATTCTCAATATTCATTGTTATTACCTTCTATAAATGTGAAGGCAAATAATATAAGCCAGTCGGTTTGTGAAGGGGCAAATTCAATATATGATACCATAACTAGATCATTATTATTAACCGCATTATCATCAATTTCAAATGCTACAGATACAATAGTTTTAGGTGGTGGTGTACAATGTCAAAATATATCATCAAGTGTTATATTATCACAAGTAATAGGAACTAATTCTACAATTAATTCATCTATTATATGTGCTGGTGGAAACACAGTATCTAATTTATTAGTAAATTCTCTTATATTAGCTGGTGGAAATGCTATAAACGCTAATTCTGTATTTGGTAACAGTAGTTATGGAGTATTGGTTGTCAGTGGTGCAAATACGCTTAATTCATTATCTACTAGTTTATTATTAGGTGGTGGTATAACGGCTAATGGTGGAACAAATAACATATTATTGGGTGGTGGTTATTCATATACAGATAATTTACGCTATTCTATTATAAATGTAATTGGTTCAACAACAGAAGGCGATTTAATTGGTAGTGATTGTAATCATTTATTTATAATGGGAAACATCGATTATACAACCAATGATTATATGGTTGGTTCTAATGTTTCATATTCTATGATATACGGATCTGCCATAATTGATGATAATTCAAAATATATTTTCACATTAGGTGAAAATTTAAATGTATTAGCCAATTCAAGTAATATTATTATATGTGGTACGGATAGTTATATTCCAGAAAATTCAAAAAATATGTTTGTTTTGGGTAATTTTGCTTTGACTGATTTCATAAATAATCACACAACATCAAGTGAATTTGATACAATTCAAGATACTATAGTTTCGCATTATATTCAATTAGGATCTGCTGATATCGCTGGGTATATTACTTTAGGTAATTGGGAAGCTACAGTTCGTCCATATATAGGTAGAGTATTGGCTGTTTCTAATGTTGCTAATACTAATATTGCTGAATTAACATGGATGGATTTAGGTTCGTATATTTCAAGTAATATTACGCTTGAAAGTAATCCAAAAACGGTAATGGTAAAACAAAGCCATGATGGTAATCCTATGTCAAGCTTTTCTGTAAACATGTTAGATGTTAATACCGAGGTTAATAACATAGTATTAAAGTCTTTAGTATCTGAATATCAAATTGCGTCTAACTATATTCACTTATCTATAGGAAAATATAAAATAGATTGTTCTGTAATAACCGAGGCTGGTGGTGGTATATATTTTTATAGACACGGTACAGGCATAGATATATATAATATGGGTACTATGATAAACTCTGCTAGTATAACAACAAAGGGTACTGATAGTAGGATATCTGAAACAATATATGCTAATGTTACCGATAATTCATCAGAGGTTTCTTTTTTTGCTATGGGAAACACAAACTCGGCCTCAAACCAAGTATATTCAACATCAATATGTATAGAAAAGCTATCAGATACTGAATAATTTTTAACAAAATAAAATAAAATAATATAATTTATATAATATAAAAACTTACATGAGGACAATATGAAAGTAAAACGCGAATATACAATAAAATTAAATAATGCGTGTAGAAATGGACAATTTGAGCAACCTATTTCTGGTAGGTTTCGTTATATGTTGTCTAATAATTTAAAAACAACAGAAGAAGAACGAAAATTAACATTAGAAGCGTTTCCTGCTGATCCAAAATTTTTGGAATATGATTCAAAAAGAAGAAAAATTAATGATGAATATAAAATAACAGATCCTACTGATATTGAAAAAATGGAAACCGATATAAAAGATGCATATTTAAATAAACACGAAGTATTAAAAACGGAATATGCTGATGCACTTTCAGTACAAGACGAAATAAATAAAGAATTAAACACATTTTTGCAAGAAGAAATTGAAATAGATTTGAAAACCGTTAAGCCAGATGATGTGCCTGTTATTTTAAATAAAAATCATTGGGAAATATGGGATGCGTTGTCAGAAATTG